TATATTCAGGAGTCTTTGATTTCATTTTATCAACCTTCAAAAATTAACTATCAATCGCTTTCATATATAACCTACAATATCCAATCGTGTCAAATAAATGGTCAATTTCATTATGGTCGCCTGATACGGCCCTCGCCAATTTAGATGCGACCATTTCCAGCGCCTCTCGTTGCTGGTGGTTCATTTCATTCCAAGACGGGCCGGTGCGTAGGAGAATTTTGATCCCTTGAGCGATACCCGCTACATATAAAAAATCTCCGTGTGTTTTCGACCGCTCTTGAAGTGTGGTTTCAATGTCATTTTCCATTTTGCTACCCTCTTTCAAGTTTAAACATGCTCTATATGACCAAATTTGGGCCGCCTGATAGCCATCTAAGGTCGCCCGCTACCCTAACCCCACATTTTTAGAGATGGGCATCATACACCGCTTAAAACGGAATTTCGTCATGAAGATCAACTTTGGCATTGATCACCTTCGCAGTCGGGAAACTGGTTTTAACATCACTTACCAGCTTCAGGGTTTCGGATTGTAGGATTTCGCCAATCTCATCCAACGAGAAAACCGCAACGCCGTCCAGCTTGGCGTCCGTCTTGATCGCCTTTATCGCGTCCGCGTTACCCTGGGCGATGGCGAATTTGAATCCAGCTTGCGTCGTGTGGCACCAGATTGAAGGGGCTAGTGGCTCATGCCCTGCGGCCTCGGCTTCCTCATCCATTTTATTCCAGCCACGTATCAGGACCGCCGCCCGCTTGGCAACGTCTTGTGGATTGCCTTCGATGATGGCGGTGTCGAGTTTTGCCTTCGCCGCGCCGAACCGTGCGGCTGTGTCTGGTGATACCAATTCGGGGAGCCGTTCGCACCCCCACTTCAATTCCATCCGGTTTGCAATTTTATCCAGCGGCTTGATGGCGTGGTGTATTGCATCCAGGTTTACGTTGCCGACGGCTTCGTGATCGGTGAACGGATCGGGTCGCCGTCTTTTGGTTTTGGTTGCCATCTATTCATTCCTCTTTTTGCTCTAAAAACCCTTTCTGGCCCGCAGGGGAAACTTCGCAAAATTTGCGGGAATTATTGCGCACATTTTTAGTGCGCTAATAATTTCGTTTCCCTTAGGGCCAGAAAAAAAATTGCGCACCCCATTTGCGCTAATTTTGCGCCAATTTCCGCGCCAATAATTATAACCCATTATACTGCAACCCCTGGTATCTTATCCACATTAACAAACAACCCTTTTTCTTCCTTCCGGGTATCTCCATTCCGGTATGTTTCTTCGTAAATTACGCCGTTATCTTTCCAGATTTTCAGGATGACGCGGGCGCGTTCTTCATCAACATCGAGGTTAGCGTCAACGAGTAGGTTGCCCGCCCATCGCTTGCCTTTGTTTTTTGAGTATCTAACATCTTGGGTATATCCATCGAAAATCTTATTCAATACCCCCTGGACGACATCTATTGATATGCCATCAAACGGGTCTGGTGGGGTCCATGATGACACCACGCCGACGCTATCCCCTGGCTCGAATTCATCCCCGTTGTCCAGAATGATTGATTCCCGCTGTAACCATCGTGCCTTTTCCGCAGGCGGCGACATATTACCCTTAGCGTCATCGACGCGGATATACCAATTCCTCTTTAGTTGCGGTATCCCCATCGCTTCGGCCTCTTTATCGGACATAACAGCTATGGTCCTGGCCGACCTGACAGCGCCGCTTATGGCTGATGCACCTCGCGCTTGGTTGATATCCCCTGCGGCCTGCGCTTGCCCCGTGGCGGGCTTCCTGACGTGGTGGGCGAGTTCTATGGCGCACCCGGTTTCGTTCGCAATCCTGGCGTACTGATCTAGCACGGCGTCTATCTGCTTGTTGTCATTTTCCTCGACGTGGTGGGACTTAACGAATGGATCAATTGACATAACTTTTATGTCGTTCCTTTTTATTTCCGCAATAACGGCATCAACATCTGGCGTGGCGACGACGATATTGCCGACCTTTTCAGCGATGATTAGCTTCCTGTCCCGTGCGCTATCGAGGAATAGTGTGTCCCTAATCTCGGAAAGTTCGATATCATACTTTTTACAGATCGCAACGACGCGGCGCTGGAGTTCATCTAACGGGTCTTCCAGGTTATAGTGCCACACGTTGCATTGGTGCTTTGGTACATCGCCTATCAGTGTTCTGTTGGTCGCCAACGCGACTGAATCCGTTAATATGACCGTGGTTTTAGAGCCGCCACCTGCGGCGATTGTCGCAACTACATATTTAGATATCAGGTGCGTCCCATAAAGGAATTCCCTGCGTGGTATGCTGAATTCCGCGATATCCCCGAACGGTGTTGCTTTTAATTCACCATCGACTTTTTCCCGCTCTTTATACTCTTCCTTAACCTTTTCTGCCGCCGCTGTGGTGTCAATTTCCGGTTCCCACGTAGTGTAACCATACTGCTTCGCAGTGTGTATCAGTGTGCCGGCGCCGATGGCCTTAACGTCACCCATAGACTTCCATAGCCGCGCTGTTTCCCTGTCGTCGTATTTTGCAGACCGCTTCGACCACCTATCGAACAGGTCGAACCCATCTTCCCCTACCGCGCCTTTTATGGCGTGTGCTGTATAAACCCAGTCATCATAGTGAACGTCATTGTTGGGGATGAACATCACCGCGTGTTCAATCTTTTCTAGGCTGGCTTTTTGCGGCGATGCCGCGAAGTCGAACTTGCCTGTTGTACCGCCACCCTCCGACATGCTGCGCGACTTGATGGCACCGAACCCGGCCAATGTGTTATTCGCCGCTGCAATGAAGCCCGCGATTTCGTTTGGCGTGATCGCCGTCAGCTTGGTGGGCGGAACGTCGATTAAACTGTCATCCGGCCACGAATAATTGGTGCCTGTGTCGGGGTGCTTGCCGCTGGCAACAAATTGTTGACCCTCGGCTAACACCTCGACACAAGCATCTTGGCCGGCGATCTCATAGATGGCGGTCTTGGTTTTTCTGAAACTCTCTGTGCACCTGAACACAAACAGGGTCTTCGGCGCTGCGCCAATGCGCTGCGGCGCGAAGCCTAGTCGGTCGGTGACTAATTCAATGATGGCTTGTGATGCGGGGGCGTCCTTAACATCTATATCAATCGCTATGATGCTGTGATCGCCGCCTGTCAAAACTCCGATATTCGCGTCACCGTGGGCCTTGAAGTCTAACGCCTCGGCGGGGCGTTGCTGCCATGCCTTGAGTATGGGCCGCTTGCCGGCTAATGGTGTTACGTCGTAGCCGAGGGCCGATAATTCCTTTGCAAATTTTTCGTACCTGTTTCCCATTATTCGTACCTTTGTTGTGTGTTCGCGTCAGGTGGCGGCGCTGTCCTGGGAAAACAACGCCGCCACCGTCGGCTTAGGCGGGCGGGTACGAATCACCCGCCAGGGTTATCAGAACTCGTCTTCATCGTCGGTAGGGGCTTCAGCTTCAGCCGTTTCAGCTTCGGTATTCAGGCAATCAGGCCGAGGCGCCCACTTTTTGACGGTGAAAACGGGTGCACTGGTGCCCCCCTTCGCAAACTTGATTTCCTCAACGTCAGTCATGGCCGCAATGACGGTTTCCCCGTCGCCGCCGTCAGCCTTAACAGCCCGCATGAGAGACACAAGCCCCTGCCACGCACCAGCGCCGGCTTGTGACCACGTTGCGGCCTGATCCTTAGAGACCGCGACGCGGATGGAAAATCCCTTCTTCCATTTTCCCGTACCACGATCCGCCGGCTGTGGCTGGCTGAATCGTGCGGGGGTTTCATTCCAAATCCATTCAGGTGCAACGCCGGGGGTGCCGTCCGAAAAACACCAGCCAGTTTTCAAACTGTCGATATCAAACGCAACACCCTTCTTAATACGGTCGGTGATATTCTCGGAGCCATCTTCACCCCGCAATGAAAACGAACGTGACGGCATACTTCCGTCCAGCTTCTCTCTGGCATGCCAGTTCATCCATGGACCTTCCGCGCCGCCGCCGCTGTTTCCTTCATCAAAATCATAGGACAATTTGATATCTCCTTATCGTGTTGTTGTGCCAAAGTTGGCACCCGAAAACCCCGCCGACGTGGCAGGGTTAGGGGGCGAATATGTGCCGGCCTTGTCGTCAGGTGATGCCGTGGGAAATCGTGACAGCCTCAACCACCGCGTCATACATATCCTCGGTGAGGTCGAATCCGCCCTTGCGCCCGCACGATCCCCATACCGTCGTGCCGTTGACGCGGACCATGTAGTTATCAATGCTGTGATCGTAGTGGACGCTGATAGTGGAATGATTGATTTTAGTTTCCGCCAGCGCTTCGATTTTTGGTGTTTGTGTCGGGTATTTCATTTTGTTAATTCCTTTGTTGGTGTTCGTTTTGTCATCGTCAACATAAACCATCTGTTTAGCCTGTCAACAGGGAAAATTAAACGCCGTAAAGATTTTTTCTCACCTGCTCATCGCCGCGCCAATAGAATGAATCGGGATCGACGGGCACGATGCTCTTGAGTAACTCGCGGTCGCCTAGTCGCAAGAACGCCTCTTGACGCGTCAGGTGCGCTTTGATCTCCGCCATTAACTCGGTGGGGTCGCCGTCTTCTAGTAGCGCGACTTTTTTCGGAGTGACGTATAAAAACTTGACCGCCATGTTCCCGTTGGCCTTTTGATAAAACGCCCGTTGCCGCTGGTGCCCTATCGTCATCGTTGACGGCATCCGCATCGTCGTTTTCAAATCAACAATAAGACCATGGTCTGGATATACGAAATCAGTGTAGCCGATAAAATCGAGTGACCACCCGTCGCCCTTAGCGGTCATGCTGACCTTGTGCTGCGCCCCTTCGGCTGTGAATTCCGGCTTGCCGTATTCCGCCAGGGCTTCGACTGCGAGCCGGGTCATGGGGTCAATGTTTCCACGTTCCCTCTCACCGCTGCCGTCATCGTCGAACATGATTTTCCCATCATAATCCGCGATGGCTTTTGCGATTGCCGCGTCGATGTCCATTGCCGCGGTCAGCGTGTCGGCAACGGCTTGCTCTGTGTATATCCCCCGCCACATGGCCGGCGACGCGCTGCCTTTGTGGCCGAAAAGATAATGCGCCACCCACGCCGACGGGCACCCGATCCACTTGTTGATTTGGCTGATGCTGCTGTGTGTTATGCCGTGTTTCGCGAATCCGTTCATTTTTGCTGTTCCCCATATTTTGCGATTAAAATTGCTTCTGCTCGACCATCGTCCTTTTTACGTTTGAATTGGTCCGCGATTGCCGGGAATAGGCGCGTTGCCAATGCGCGGCTCTCATCCTTGTTGCGGCTAAGGCAGAAATGCTTTTTCCACGCCTGCGGCATGACGAGCGTGTGCGGGATATCGAGGGTCTGCATAACGCCGATGAGAACGCCGTGGCCATGCCCGAAATTGAACGCCGACGTGCGGCCCATGCCAAAGGCGTTGACCCTCTCTATATATATGCGGTCTGGCCTGAATTCAGTCAGGATCGCCGCAACGTCGCGGCCATCGACACCCTTACCGATAATTGGCATATCGTGGACTTCGGCAAAGCCATCAGGGTAAAGCAGGGCTATCGCCCCATTCATCCCAGGATCAATCCCGCAGATCATTCGCCCATGAATCCGGCGGGGACTTTGATGCGCCTTTTCTTTGCGAGCGCGGCGACCTTGACGCGGTAACGCCACGGGACGCCCCGCCGCCGCCAGTTGCTAACGACTTGCGGAGTTTCCGCGCCGAGGTCGCGGCTGACTGCCGTAGACCCGCCGAGTTCGTCGATAAGTTTTTTGTGTTCCATCCTGGATGGTGTAACAAAATGTTTTTCATTCGTCAAACCCAAAATAGTCTGTTGACATGATGAAACGGGTTGTTTATGTATGATTACCGATGCAACACCAAATCAAAGGAAACAACACCATGAAAATCAAAATTGCACCAGCCAACGCTGATAAAATCAACGCGGCCTTACGAGAGGTCAATGGTAAAGCGACATCGTTCACAATCGTAGATTTCAGTGACTTGATATCTTATGCCCAAGATGCCGAGAAAATGTTACTCGCGCGCGGCATAAATAAAAAAAACCAGATCGGAATCAGCGTCTCTTTTACGCCGGCCGGCCCTAGCGCCAGCGCATATAAATATGCATCCAAATCCACGCAAGTCACATTGTCGCGCCACGCAAGCGGTTGGTTTTTGACAGGCATCACGGGCACAACTGTGCGACCACTCGATAAAGAGCATGTATATATCAAGCTATCGCGTGAACAATTGGCAATAGCGCATGCGGCTGTTTTTGCCGGAATGGTCGTCAATGTTGACGATGCGGCAATGGCAGCGTGATAATCCGCTTAGGAGGCAAACAGATGCAACACCAAATTAAAAATTACACCGACGCTGATCTTGCCGCAGCGATTGCCAGCCCGACGGTGAGCGATGATGTTAAAACTTTGTTAAAAAAGGAAATCTCCGAACGCGCATGGTTCATCGTAGATCGCGCATGGTCGGAGGATTCGCCTGAATGCTCTAGCTGCGAGTATTACCTCCATGAGGTGTATTCCGACACGGGGCATGAATATAATTGTCTATTGATCGACGGCAGCGTTGCGCCGACATGCCCGCAAGATTGCGCGGCGTATGATCGCATTCATGGGGCGATGGAGTGATGCGCCGCATCGACCTAGCGTCAATCCTTTTTGTCGCGGCGGTGGTATACTGCCTGATCGCAATTACAT